GACTATCAAAAAGCGAATCCAAATCGCAAGTTTGATGATATATTAGTTGCCGATAGAAATAGAATAAGAGCAATAAGAAGAGACTTGATAGGTATCGAAAGACCTGGAGAGTTGATGTATAGAATTATAAAAGCACTCGAAGATACTAAGACAAATACATTATCCTCTGGAAAGTATTATACATACATATACAGGGCAAAAACTCCAAACATCTTATATGATCTCCATCCATTGATTATGATGGGTGATTTCAATGTAAACGGGCAGGGGTTTTTTGGTTTTAATTATCATTGGGGTAAAATACGACAGTATACTTTCCCAGAAGTGCAAGATGGTTTTTATGAAGTGACAACCGAAGAGTTCAATACTCTTAGAAGTATAAACTATGCTAGATTTATCCAAAATTAACTCTAAATAGTTTTAAAGATAGATGGCAATAAAACAATCTGATACTAAAACACCAACACTAGTAACAGAAAATAGAGGTGGAGCACCTCTTAGGTATCCATTTAAAAGAATTGGTGCAGATGATGATTATATGCGATTTGATGTACTTAAGTACAAAGCACCAGGAATAGCAGGAATTACAGCAAATTCTCCTGGATTTGATTTAAGATCTACAGATGATGCATTTAAAACTGGAACAAATACACTACTAAAAACGATAATATTGCCACTACCCAAGGCAATTAGTGACGGTCAAGGTGCAAGTTGGGGAGATGATAGTATTAATTCAATGTTAGCAGCAGCTACTTCAGCTGCTGCTTCTGTTACACAACCAGGAGGAAAATCCCTACAAGATGCTGTTGGAGGTTTTATAGAAGGTTTTGGAAACGAATTGGCGGATCAAAAGACCAGAACTTCGATGTCCACTGCCGCAATAGCACTTGGAATGAATGTGCTAACGGGTGGAACTGGAGATATAAACAGTTTAGTTTCTAGGGCAACTGGAAACATTATCAATCCAAACGTTGAATTACTATTCAATGGAGTTCAACTAAGAGGTGGATTTAATTTTATATATGACTTAATTCCTAGAAATCAAACAGAATCTGAATCAATAAAAAATATTATTAGAACCTTCAAACAGCAAATGCTTCCAAATAAGAAATCTACTGGTTTCTTTATTGAAGCACCAAATGTGTTCCAGTTGAAATACATGAAAGGCAATAAAGTTCACCCGTTCTTAAATTTGTTTAAGATTTGTGCATTGACAAATATGAGTGTCGATTATTCTGGATCAGGAACTTATGCGTCATATCATGATGCTACACCAGTTCACATGGTTCTAAATCTACAATTCCAAGAGTTGTCACCAATATATGCAGAAGATTATGATAATATTGAGAAAGAACTACCAAATTATAACGGAGTCGGTTACTAATGTCTTATTTTAAAGAACTTCCAAACGTTAGATACCAATCATTCCTTTCAGACAAAGAATCATCTAGAGAATATATTTTAGTAAAAAATATATTCAGAAGAGCAAAAATTAGAGATGATCTTCAAAATATTTTTACGCTATTTTATAAATATGAAATCGAAGATGGAACCAGACCAGATATAGTTGCGGAACAAGTTTATGGAAGTTCAAATTATGATTGGATAGTCATAACAACTTCGGGAATTACAAATTTAAAGACAGAGTGGCCATTATCAAATGCAGATTTGTATGATTACTGCAATAGAGTTTATGGAACAAGTCTAAATGACATTCATCATTATGAAACTACAGAAGTCAAAGACTCAAAAGGAAGACTAATTCTTGAAAAAGGTCTAGAAGTTAATAACAATTTTACCATACCAAATCCAGATGTTTCTGGTGGAACTTTAAATCCAGTTAGTGGAATTTCAAACTTCGAATATGAAACAGATATAAACAATAAAAAATCTCTTATCTATATTCTAAAACCACAATACTTACAACAGGTGCTTAAAGATATTAAAAATGAATTGTTCTATGGACAATCATCTCAGTATATTGATCAAAAAACAATTCAAACTGAAAACACATATAACACAATACAATAAAAAGGGGAGGTTTCCCTCCCCAATCCATCATTCTTCGGCAAGTCGTGCGAAGTATGACATTGCATCATCATCTTCTTCAGTAGTAGAAGTATGAGTGATGTCTGGAGCATTGAAGTCAGGTGATGCACCAAAGTTGGTAGACTCACCACGATTATCGCGACGGAAGTTCTCTTCCTCCTCAATGGTCTCCTGATCCTGGAACTTAGGAGTTCCCTTCAATCCAAGAGTGTAGTCAAGACGCTTCTTCAGTTCATCATAGGACTTGAACTGACTAGGATCAAGGAATTCTGCAAGAGAGTACTCTTTCTTCCAGATTGCTTCCATGGCATCATCATCTTCTAGAAGAGCAGAAGGACGTGCAAACTCGGAAGAGTCATAGTTGCGATAACCAGCAACATTCTTTGCCTTTAGTTTGAAGTTGGCACCTTGCCAGAAATCGAAGGGGTCGATTGCTTCTTCATCTTCGAACTCAGGTTGCATAGCAGCAGTCAGTTTGTCAAAGATCTTTTTACCAAACTTATAGAGGAAGACTTTACCTTCATTTTCAGGATTTGCCGGATCTTTCACAACATAAATGTTGGAAATATAAGTAAGTTTACGCTTTTGCTTACGTGCTTGCTCTTTGCCAGCATCAGTTCCATTGTTCCAGAGACTAGAATTATACTCACAAATGGGACATTTCTGATTCAAACTGGTCAGACAGGTATCAATTAACCAACCACCAGAACCTTGAAAGGCATGAGAGTAGACCTTTGCAAATGGTAAGTCTTCACCATTGGGTGCAGGTAGAAAACGAATAACGGCATAACCATTACCACCTTTATCACACTCTAGTTTCCATTGACGGTCATCTACAGAACCGCTAGAGTTACTCATTTTTTCAACTTCTTTCACCAGTTTTTCGGTGAGAGAACCTAGTTTAGATTGCTTCTTAAGGTCAGCAAAAGACATTTGGATTTCCTCGGATTAATTGGATTCGGGGGATGTACGGTTGTGTACTGGATAAGTATAACAGGATCAATACCCCTTGTCAAGGTATGAAATCAGAGACTCAATGGTCGCATTCATGGTATCAAAGACTGTGTTAAGGTCTGTTGAAGAAGTGAACCCCATCATTTCAGCAGATTTTTGTAATCTTTCTTTAGTTTCAATTGCCTGAGGATCATCAGACAGTGACATGCGAGTATACATAATCTTCTGTTTTTCAAGAAGAAGTTTTAATTTATCAATGTGCTCCATTTTTTCTTCATGAGTCAATGAACTGAAAGTAAAAAAACTTCCACAAATTTCTTCCTGAAGTTTATTAATTTGATCCAGTTCATCTTTTACCAGATCAGAACTAAAAAATTCACTCATTTAGAATTCCTCTTAATATTTTTTTGTATTGGAACACATCAATATTTAGAAATGGTGTATACTTTTTAACTTTTAAACTGACGGTTTCCCACACTGGATCATCCAATCTTTTATCAAAGTTTTTTGAGAAATGGAATATTTTGTCGAAGATTGTGAAAGTTTCTAGCGATATGCTCCCGCTTAGATACTTTTTGAGTATCACTGGATGACCTTTGATACAGTTGAATAAACTCTCTAACTCGTTCTCCGATAACAATTCGTTGCTTTGCTCTTTGAATAAGTACGTCAAACTCTGTTGGCGTCTTATCCAATCGTAATAATTTCTTTCTCCAGAATTGATAATTTCTCCAATCCATATTTGATTTACACTAGTAGATTCTACAAAGTTTGCGACCAAGAAATTAACAATCTCTTCGTCTTTATACTTGCGACTTATTTTCTCAAAGAAATAACGGTCTTTTCTTTTGTAAAAAGATTGAAGAGAAGCCCTTACCTTTTTATTGTATTTGAAATAATCGTACTTTGGGTTTGTAAAATGCGATTTTAATGCGAGATACTCTGTATAAACTTGATACGGGGTCACCTTCAACTTTCACATTTCAACTGTATGTATTATATCAGTCTTTAGGTTCGGCGGCAAGTTTTTTTCTTCTATGGTAATATTCCCTGTGATATTTTCTCAACTTTTCTTTATTCTCTTGTTGATACGCTCTTTGTGTTTCTGCGATATGCTCTTTGTTATTCTCCCTATAAATCTTATCTGCCGCCTTCTTGCGTTCAGAGTTCCTCGCGTTCTCGTTTATTTTTTCTTTATTTTTATCTCTATACTTTTTCTTTATTTCTTTGACCCGCTCTTTGTTTTCAGCGACCCATCTATTATAAGTTTCTCTGCCCTTTTCAGATTGTTGATATTTTTTAACAATATCTTTTCTTCTTTCTTTAAACTCTTCTTCAGTTTCTCTATACCGACTATTTCTTTTTCGCCCACCGACACTCGTATTGAGTAGAATACCGCCTTCACACTTTCTACCATAGACTTCTATAAGATACTCTTCATACTTATAGCTCTCTTCTTCATCGTCAAAGGTCTCAACGATTACTATTCTATCTCTAGGTGGCGGGTTGCCAATTAAGTGCCTAACATATGCTCTATATTCTTTGCCCTTACCCACATAATAGGGAGTCCTATCCTCTCTTAACCAGAGATAAACGTAATACATTTCTGCTTTGACTGTCGTTATAAGTATTTATACAAGAAAAGGGTCATAAAGACCCCATTCTGCTTGAATAACGACAGACAAGCACTAGTATTTAGTTATGATTAAAGAGGCAAACGAGCGCGGGAGGTCTTCTTCATAAAATTGAGTCTTGTAGCGTCCCACTTTAATTTTTCTTTGAGAGGTTTAGAAATTAGTTTCGTTACCGATTCTACCTCAACACCATTAATTTCACAATACTGACAGATGGCATCAATGTAATTGATATTTTCTTCAGCAACAATTTTTTCAATTTCTAGTGCAAACTTAGAAGGAGTCAGAAATTTATTTTCTATTGCTTTTTCTAATTCGTTATTTGTTTTCATAGAATTCCAGTTTATCTGCAACAAATTTTCTAATATATTTGCTGAGCAGTTTGATGTACTTTGATTTGTCTCGTTCTTCATAGACGACGCATTCTCCATTTTCGCAGGCCATAATAATTACAAATTTTTTGACTGGGATATCAGTCAATTCATACAACATACAAGCATATGCAGCACATTGCACAAAATAGTGATCGATCCACTCTCGTGGTTTTGGTTTCTTAGATGTTTTAAAATCTATAATTGCTAACTCGTTATTATATTCAGCAATACAATCAACTGTTCCAGCAATGCCCAAGACTTTACTATATAGGGAACTTTCTAAGGCATGAATATTATTTATATTATCCAGTTCTGGTCTGCAAATTTTAAATAGAAATTCTGAAATAGGACGAACTTTTGGGAGTTCTGGAATATTAAAAAGATAATTCTCAACCAATGTATGCATATCGGTACCACGACCAGTTGCTGCTTTGGTAATACGATCTGCTTCCTCGTCTCCTACTTTTTTACGCCATTTAACAAAAATCTCCTTATTAAAATGACTGGTCACCGAAGTAATGGAGACCAGTCGGAGAAGTTCTTCTTCATTGGGAACTTTATAGAATCGAACCCCGTCAATAGTCTCCCTTTGAAGAGAAGGGAGACTCAAATCAACATGATTGAACATTACATACCTGCTTCCATTTTTGCAACGATGTATTCTTTGACAAGTCCAGAACGGACAATATCCTCAACACCAAATTCAATAATATCAAAGGATGGCATTGCTCTTAGAATTTTCATAAAGTCTACAATACCATTTCTTTCATTGGTTTTAGTAAGATCTGATTGAGTGGCATCACCACAAAAACAAATTCTACTATTTTCACCAACTCTTGTAATTATACTATCAAGTTCGTGAAAATTCAAGTTCTGAAATTCATCAACAATGATGATTGCATTATCAAGAGTTGTTCCACGAAGGAAAGAAGTTGACCAAAACTTAATGGTTTCCTGTGCTTTAAGATTTCCATACAACATCTCAAAGTCTGCATCAGTTGCCATTTGGAACATGTACTTTACCATGTTCTTATAAGGAATCTGATAGAGTGCAGATTTATCATCGTGGTCGCCAGGTAAAAAACCAATTTCTCTGGTAGAAACTAAGGAACGAACCATATAAACTTTTTCATATGGTGTCCTTTCATCAAGAACGTCCCTTAATGCATTATAAAGAGTAATGAAAGTTTTACCCGTTCCTGCACATCCATATGCAATTAAATGCTTCTCTTTTTTATATGAATCAAATAGTTGCTTTTGATTATCTGTAAGTGGTTCAATGTCTACTAAAAAATCACTATTTACAGGTTTCTTTCTTTTCATTTGCTTGGTCGTCAATCCAACTCCAATGGGTTGGAGGTCATTGTTTCTTTTCTTTCTTGTCATAGGGTCGTTTTAGATCTTTAGATTATTTGCTCCGGGTTGTTTTGAAACTTTTGCTAAAACATCATTCCAACCAGGATTTTTCGATACTAGTTTGTCTCTCCACTCTCCAACTTCTCCTGGTTGAGGACATGTTGAAGGATCAGACCAATCTCTTTGCCAATTAGGATTGTCTTCTTTCCATTGATCCCACTCGTGAACACTTAAAACCACCTCTTTCTGTTCACCAGTTTCTTTATGGACTACAGGATATGTTGCCAAAACTATCACCTCCTAATGATATGAAGTTATTTATTGTTTAAATGAGAAGATATTTTCATAATATGGATACATTACAGAACCCATTGATTTTCTACCCCTCCAAGTGCTTCTGTACAGATAGGAAATTGCTCGGCAAAGATTTTTTTACATTCTTTGGCAATATCCATATGTTCTTTTTGAGTTCCTGATTTTTCTCGGAGTGCGATATAATGGATCCATGACCTACATGAACCTGACATGTAGAGTCTGGTGGGCGTGGCGAGGGGAAGCACAAAACGAGCACATTCCTTTGCAATTCCCTCATCAAGCATTTTTTGATACAAGTCCATTGCATCTTTAAAGTGATCTTGCATCAACATCTCATATTTTTGTACAATAAAGGGATCAACATCATCAATAGAATTTTGACGATTCTTGGTATCTTGCCGACGGAGTTCTGGAAGAGGAATTGTGTCCCCTAACAGAGAAGAGTCAGCGTAGCGTTGCGAGAATTCTTGATATGTAAACGAGCGATGCCGAAGAATTTGAGCTGCCAGACCTCTGGTAGTCTCAATTTCAAGTGTCATAAATGCCTGCTCAAAGACAGACCAGTGTTGGTGATTCACACAATACTTGAGAAGTCCTGCAACCTTAGGATTCTCCTGGTTAGATGGATTGCTCACACGAGCAACATAACCCATTGTTTTCTCCGCATCGGGAGTCACACTAATCAATCGTACATTCATTTACCAAATCCTTTTGAATTTTGTTTTTCCAAATCTGCAATTTGTTCTTTAATAGCACGAAGTTGTGCTTTCATTTCTCTAATATGATCATCACTATAAAGATGATCTTGCTTGATAAGTCTTTCAAGCAACTTTACAAGTTCCTTTGTTCTGCTCATTAGTAGGGATAACCATCATCGTCTTCAAAAAC